ATATTTCAGTCTTAACCGCTTCTTTAGCTTTTATGTCGGCGACAATTCCCATAGTATTGGGAAACAATGCCTTTTCTTTATCAACCGCAACTTTGGCGTTCATATTTTTCCAATCTTTACTAACCCACGTTTTGGGAAATGTATTGACCACAAATTTGCGTGTCCATTCTTTGTTGCAATCATTGTTCATACAAGTAGATGTTTCTTGGTCAAGAACATAGCGTTGACAACAAGTAGAACATGCTGTAAAATCACAAAACTCACAGGTAACAGGTTTGAGTTTGTTTGTATTAAACTCTTCGGCACAAATAAGGCAACTTTGTTCCATTTTGAATAGGTTTGTTGTTGTAATATGCATATAACAAATAGAGTATGCCAAAAGCAATTTTCCACGGGTTTGATGAACCATAAGAACAATCGGTTGCATTTGTATGTTTAATAAAAACAATCTAAAATTAAAATACTTTATATTATATAATATAATGGGGTTTACGGATAAAATGTGTTACGATGTAGCAAGAAACATAATAGAGGATATGTTTATAGTAAAATATATCCCAACAATAGTAGAAAGAAACTCATGGTATGTGAATTTGAATAATTTTCTATTGAAACAATGTACATCCATTGAAAATATAGAAGAAGATACGAAACAATTTACCGTAAAAGAAGAACGTGCAATTATAAGTGACGCAATGCAAATATTATTGGAAAATTTGGGTATTGATGAAGATGAGTGGGAAGACCATGAAAACGATATAGATTGGGATAGATTTGATAGTATAATAGGTGATTATATTTGTCAATACAAACAAAAAATGTATGGAGTAGATGGAAAAGAATTACAAATTTAATGAGAATGATTGGATAAGTATTGTTGATATAATTGAACCAATTCAGCTCGTCCCATAGAGTTTTGTCTTGCCGTGTTGAGACTATTAGAATAATCAAGTGTTTGAAACCGTGAAATAAGGACCTCTGTATTAATATTAGATGAAAACCAATGCCAACTTTTAGGTCTAAGTTCTTCTAATCCAGTTTGTATAATTTCTCCAATTTTTCCACCATATGCTCTCATTGCAAAGTCAGGATTGTTTGGAGGTGTAGGTTGTCCATTATCATCAAGAGGTCCAAATGGTAAAAATGTCCAATCAACGTGTTTGGTAGGTAATTCTATAAATGGACGTTGTTCAGTACGTCTTTCCCATATTTGGAAACAACATTTTACCGCCATCGGTGGAGAAAAGCAACATGGTTTATTTGGTATTTCATTATCGTGTACCAAATGAAACGATTTATCAAGTTTGTTTTGAACACTAATTTTTCTAAAAGTTCTTGGAATAATGAATGCAATAATGTCTGCCGATTGAGCAGCATGATTAAAGAATTTGATAGCTAATGAAGAATTTTTACCGAATGGAGGATTACCAATAACAGCTATATGTGTTTTACCAGCTGGAGGATAATAATGAAAGAAATCTTGTTGAATAATAGCAGGATGTTGAGGAGCAATGTCAATCCCGACTTTACTTGTATGTACAATTTGATTTAAGAAACTGCCGTTACCAGCACTGGGTTCAACAATTAAATCAAAATCTGTAATATTATATAATTCATTCATTTTGTCTATACATTGTTTGGCACAAATCGGTATTGTATAAAACTGGTCTAACCCCGTTTCACGAACAATATTTACATCAGTATGTACAATACTATTTTGTAATGGTTCACTATTCATATATTAATAGTTTCGTTAGTCTATTAATATATATAATATTAATTTTAAATCAATTTTATAAACCAATTTTACAAGTATTTTGTAAAAAATTGAGAAAAATCAACAATCTATATAATAACTAATTTGATAAAACGTATATTATGATAACACCAGAAGAGAAAACCAACGATTTCTTGACGGAATTAGAAGAAGCAAATAAGAAATTAGAAGAAGAAAAAATAAAAAATGAATACTTATCCGCTCAAATAAACGTTCATACGAATAGCCACAATATAGGTGAAAAGGATGAAGTATTAACAATTATAAGATTATTCTATTATAATAAATCAAAACAATATGATAAACTAATTGAAATATTCGGCGATGAAGCATGTGAAGGTCTATCTATTATAGACGAAACAGAAAATGTAATAACCGATATAAATAAAATTAACAAGGCGAAGGGTTGTTTAAAGGCTGATGTTATTATAAAAATGAAAAAAACAAACGAAACATATAGATTATCTATAAAATCAAAAAACGGTGCAAATCCAGCAATACTTAATCATACCCCCAGAAGTGCAAAAATATTTAATACAGGATGTTTAAATAAGTGTATGAAATCAATCGATATATTAATGCAAGAATATATTGATAAACGAACCCAAAAAATGATTGGTGAAGATATACAATTAAATACATTAGAAAGTATGAAGGATAGTACAATTTTGGCTGATGTAAAAGAATTATTATCATATTTTGTATTTGATGGAACAGGTAAAGGTGATAGTAGCTGTAAAGCAAATTCAATATTATATTATGAAAAAAACAATATTAGTTTTATCAAGTGTTGTGAGGTAGAAGAAAAAATAAAATACATAGAATCTATATTAAATAGTTGTATTATATCCTTGAGAGACAAAGGTATGCCCAAAACAATCACTGATAATTGTAATCCTTGGGTATTTAAAGATTGTCAAGAGAATGATAACATTAAGTATAAAGGAAGTTTACATATTAGAATGAAATGATGTATGTTTTATAAGTTGTTTGCCGATTATTTCAGTAAATATAGTAGGAATTGTATTTCCTAACAACTTCCATTTTTCATTGTTATTTCCAATTAGATTATAATTATGGAATCCTTGTAGTTTTAATCCATCATCAAGTGTAAGTCTATATTCTTTATCATCAACCCAATACCCGTCCCAATTATGTCTGTCATCTATAGGAGAATGTTTACCACCGCATCTTAATGTATAAGCAATATCTTTCTTAAAATTTTGTCCAAGATACTCGGTAAGTGTAGTGTTTTTCTTATACTCATTTAAATTAAAGAATTTATCCAAATTATGAACATCTATATTTTTAAATCCAATTATAAATAATCTTTTTCTCATTTGTGGTATTCCATAATCACTGCATTTTAGAACATTGTGTAATACAGTATATCCTTCATTTTCTAATTCAGTTTTAATGGTTGCAAAACTATTTCCATTATCGTGATTTAATAAGGCTTGAACATTTTCTAATATTACAACTTTTGGAATATTCTGTTTAACAAATCGCATTACTTGTGAAAACATAGTACCTCTACTATCTTCAAACCCTTTATGATGACCTGCTTGTGAAAAAGGTTGACAAGGAAATCCCGCACATAGAATATCATAATCTTCTATTTTGGATGGGTCAATTTCACATATATCATTTAAAACGTCCATACCATAATTTTGTTTATACGTATTCTTTGCAGATTCACAAATATCTGATGCCATGACACATTTAAATCCTAATTTTTCAAATGAATAATGAAAAGAACCAATACCACAAAACAAATCTATAAATTTTACTTGTTGTATTTGTTGTTCATTTTTATTCGTGGGTTTAAACTCATTTATAATGTTAAATTTAACCATATTGGATAGTTGTTTATTATATATATAAATTTGATTTTAAATCAATTTTATCATCTGTATTTTTGTTACTATGGGTTGACCCCATTAAAATGCATTTTAAACTGAATGTCCCATTGTTCCAAGAGTTCCAAAGAAATATCAGGAAGAAGCGGGTGTGCTTCCCAAAAATATCGGCAAAATGCCCAACAAAAATCAAATGATTCACAATAAAGGGATTTATAATTTTTTGTCAAGAAATTTTGAATATTTACAGGTAGGTTATGTAAAGCGGAAGAAGGTAATACATAGGACAATTGAACATAGGGAGAAAAAGGTTGTTGTGGATAATTAGAGGAAGTAGTTTTATCATGAATAAATTCCGTATTAAAATGAGGTATATATTTCCGTAGGTCAGCAAATAGAGGTGGGTAATGATAATTGTATTTCCATTTCCAATGCGGGCAACCATTAGAATAATATTTAAAAACCCATTCAAGTCCCTCCATATAATTAGTACAAATGTCACGTATATTGGCAGATGATTGTGGTCCACCGAATAGCGTTTTATAATATCGTTCATTCCAATTAGTATCACTTGGACATATATACAATTCATCACCGCGATAAACAACCGGAATATTTTGTAAACATTCGTCTGGCGTAAGATTAGATTGTGTATGTTTTTTCTTAAAATCCCGTTTAGAGCGTGTGCTATACTCAATCGTTAACAATTCGTGTTCTTTTTTAGCAATTTCATTGATTAATTTATTAACATATTTCCATTGAATAACATTTTGTTTGTCAATAATGAATGCATCAGGACGGTTACCAATATGATTACGATAAACATCTAATATGACTTGAATACCATGAGTACGTATATTCATAGCAGGAAAATGTGGTAAGAAATCATTACCCAAAAAGAAGCATAAAAAGATATAATCATAAATACGTTGTTGTGTAGAATACATGCAACCCATCTCGGATAATATAGATGAAGATAAAGCTTTCATATCTAAAAAATAAGGCATATTTTTAGAAGTAGATTCATCAATTGGGAAATAATGCTTTAAAAATTCAGGTGCTTCCCTGAAAATATAAATATTATTACAATGTTGTAAGTTGAAGATAGATAACATAATAAGGTCAGAATCCAATCCATACAATGCAATATTTTGATTAAGACAATGTTGTTTACGTAAAAAATCAAAGAGTTTATGTTCACCTTCTCCTGGTGAATTAGAACCAGAAACAATGATATTGGAAACATTATATTTGTGTTCCATATTTTCAAAGGCGTGTTGTACCCGTTTAGATAAGTTCGTCATAAAGGTAGTCCCTGGAGTAATAACAGACGTATCCCATTGAGAATCCTGTGATTGAGATAGCAAAGTTTTTGTAAGAGCGGTTCTATTACGTCGTGTTCGTTGTTGTTCCATTTTAGCGAATGGAGCAACCCCGTCAAATGCAATAAAAACGTTGTTGGTAGGTTTAATAATAGATAAATGATTATGTATAGATTTAATAACGCTATCAATAATAAGTGTTTCATAGGAAGTTTGGTCATTATGGTCATATGGTATAGTATGAACAGCATCATATATTATAGAGTTGCAATCCATAAATAAAGAGCCAAATTGTGTGCATGATAAATCTTTAAAACTTCGTATAATATTAGAATAAGTTCTAATAATATGTGAGAAATAACTTGGAATTCCCATAATAAGTATACTACATATGTACGAGGTAAAAGTTTATATGGTTTACGTAATGTAATAAAATACCAAGAAATAATGCTGAAAAAAACCCATATTCTATTGTCATTATATATAATGAGCAGCTTTAAAAAAGTAAATAGTTTTAATGTTTTAAAAATGGATATGACTGACGTGTCTGCTGCACAAAGTGTGATACAATTTGTAACAACAAAGATAGGTTACATACGAGAGATAATCCAAAATACAATAATATCAATAAAAAGCAATCATTTATTGGAGATATTTAGTGAAAACGACACAAAATTATCCATACAAGTATTAACTGAAATATTTGAAAAAAATGAAAAATTATCCAAAGACGTGCAGAAAACCCCAATACTAATGACAACAGATGAAATGATGAGTGAGTTACAGGAAGTAATAGATAAATTATCTGTAATTGTGTGTGGTTTTGGTACAACAAATATATTAGATTTGTTATTTATTAGTTTTGGTACAAAATTTAAAAATACTACTCCATCCCGTGAAATAATAAAGGCAAAATATGATTTAATAATGAAACATGTTCGTCCAACTGGATATAAATTAATTCATTGGAAACCAGACTATAATTATAATAATACTGATACAATAATATGTGATGATAAACGTAGTGAGAATATAATAGATCCAACAGAAGCATTATCATATGAGTGTTTTGATATAGATTACGAACCAAAAACATTATTTCAGTTAACAAATAGTATTCGTATAATAATTCAGCATGTTCGTGGAAAGAAAACGTTAATTATAAATGGAATATTGGACGATATCCATTTGGAATGTATAAGTAACAGGTATATAGAACATCGGTTGATAACATTAACCGAAGGAATAGAAGAAACTACTGGTAAAAATAAAGAAATCTTACGAAATATAATAGATAATTTGACATTAAAAGACTTGTTAGTATATGGAAATGCAGATATAATAAAAAGTGTGATAAATACAAATGCAGCGGTTACAAAATTAACAAATACGAATATGGATAAGGCGACGCAAGAGTTTTTAGAAATGGATATATATGAGCAGCGAAACATGTTATTGCATTTATTGTATAATGGCGTCGATATGGATGTAGAATATATGTGTTATTTATTGTACGATTTATTAAACAGTGTATCAGGATATGATACAAATTACCAAGAAATGATATATAATAGTTTCCCATGGAAAATCAAGTGTCAAATGAAAGATATTGTGAAATATAATATAAATCGTACGCAAGAGGTATTAAATAAATATGATGGTAAAAAATTGTCATTAGAGCAACAAATATGTCTATTAAAAACGACTGATTCTGTCAAAGAGAAGGCAATCGCAAAGTTGAAGGAATTGAAGGGTCGTCCAGATGAGTTTGGTATAAAAATTAAGCAATATTTGGAAGGATTAGTTCGGATCCCATTTGGTATATACAAGAAGGAGCCAGTATTATCTGTATTAAACGAATTAAATGCTGACTTTAAAAAAATACAAGAAAGTGTAGACGATAACCGCACGGTTTCTCCCAAAAAAAATTATACTTTGTTAGAAATAACGAATCTATTATCAAATATGAAAACAACAACAAAAACACACATAATTGACCATATAATAAAAAAAACTGCGACATTAAATGTACAGGTTCTCAATGTCTTTATAAAAATGTTGTATTCAGATAGTAAAAAACAAAAGGAACTATTAAAACAGACTAAGGCATATAAGGTATCTACATTAACAGAATTGTATCACGACGAAAACAGTATGTTAGATAGTATAATAACAAAAATAATAGGGGAACTGAGTGTATATAATGAAAAGGATGTATTATATCAACAATGGAATAGTATGTGTAAAATAAAAGAAGATATAAAAAAATTCCATATAGATAGCAAGGCAGTAGAAAATGCCTTAGAAAAATCCATATATAGTCATAATCATGCAAAAAAACAAATAATGAAGATAATAGGTCAATGGATGAATGGAAAACAGTCTGGATATTGTTTTGGGTTTGAAGGTTCTCCAGGCATAGGCAAATGTTTCAAAAAAGACACACCAATTATGTTATCATGTGGAAAAATAAAAATGGTTCAAGATATTACAATAGAAGATAAATTAATGGGTGATGACAGTACCCCAAGAAATGTGTTAGCATTGGGTGGTGGACGCGAGAAGATGTATCGTATTGAACAGGTAAAGGGCGATGATTATGTAGTGAATGAAAGTCATATACTTAGTCTTAAAATGACAAAACCTCGAACAAAGGGAGGGAGATACCAAACTATAATTGGTAAGCGATATTATAAAAATGATATAGTTGATATATGTATTAAAGATTATTTATCATTGCCCAAATACTTGAAAGATTGTTTAAAAGGTTACAAAGTTGGATTATATTTTAGCGAACAAGATGTTAGTTTGGAAGCATATGCACTTGGTTATTGGCTGGGGGATGGAGATAAAACAGCATTTAGGCTAACTACAATAGAGCAGGAAGTAATTGATTATTTTACAGAATACGCGAGTAAATATGGTCTACAATTAACTAAGAATGACATATCATATCATATTACAACGGGTAAAATGGGTGGTCGTAGTTACAACCGAAATCCACTATTGAACATGTTAAAACAATATAATCTTATACGTAACAAACACATACCAGAAGAATATAAAATAAATTCAAGAGAGAAGCGATTAGAATTATTAGCTGGATTAATTGACAGTGATGGTTATTATAGTCCAATAACGAATGCCCTTGAAATAACACAAAAGAATAAGACATTAGCAGATGACATATTATTTTTAGTTCGTTCTCTTGGAATGCGTGGAATGATGAAGGAATGTGAGAAATATTGTGTGTACAAAGGTGAAAAGAGATATGGGATATATCATAGAATAATAATAACGGGTAGTGGACTGGATGAAATCCCAGTAAAATGTCCACGAAAAAAGGCGAGAGGACATAAACAAAAAAAGAATTGTTTAAATACAGGAATAAATGTAATACCATTGGAAGAAGACGATTATTATGGGTTTCAGATAGACGGGAACGCCAGATTTGTATTAGGTGATTTAACGGTTACTCATAATACATCCATCGCTAAGAAAGGATTAACAAACTGTTTAATAGATGTGAATGGTGAATCTCGTCCATTTGCATTTATAGCGATGGGCGGTTCAAGTAGTGGTTCAACATTAGAAGGACATGGATATACATATGTAAACTCAACATGGGGTCGTATAGTAGATATTTTGATGGATACCAAATGTATGAATCCAATAATATACATAGATGAGTTAGACAAAGTGAGTAATACAGAAAATGGAAAAGAAATAATAGGAATATTGACCCATTTGATAGACCCGACCCAGAATGAATCATTCCAAGACAAATATTTTACGGGGATAGATATAGACATATCAAATGTGTTATTTATTTTTTCGTATAATGATGCAGAACGAATAGACAGAATATTGTTAGACCGCATTCATCGTATAAAGTTTGAGAACCTAACCGTGGATGATAAAATGGTAATAGTAAGAAAGTATATATTACCAGACATAAATGAAAAAATGGGTTTTGATGACACAGTGTTAATGAGTGATGAGATAATAGAGCACATAATAAATTATTATACATGTGAGCCAGGTGTTCGTAAGTTGAAAGAAATAATATTTGATTTATTTGGAGAAATAAATTTAGAGTTACTTCATACAACCGAACAAACAGAGACAGAGGTCCCTGTCGTGATAACAGTAGATAATATTGAGAATAAATATTTAACAAAGTATAAAAAGATAAGCGAGAAAAAAATATATCAAGAACCGAGAATAGGAATAATAAATGGTCTATGGGCAAATTTGCTTGGAATGGGTGGTATAATTCCAGTGCAAACCTCATTTTTCCCGTCCTCTATATTTTTAGATTTAAAATTAACAGGATTACAAGGAGATGTAATGAAAGAAAGTATGAGTGTAGCAAAAACGATTGCATGGAGCTTGACCGATGATACTATAAAGCAAGAATTATTAAAATATTTTGAATTAACAAAATGCCAAGGACTCCATATACATTGTCCCGATGGGAGTATATCAAAGGATGGTCCATCAGCAGGTGCTTCAATAACAACTGCAATCTATAGTTTATTAAATAAGAAACCTATAAAAAATGACATTGCAATAACGGGTGAAATAAATTTAAGTGGTGAGATAACCGCGATAGGTGGTTTAGATATAAAAATAAGTAATGGAATCCGCGCAGGTGTAAAAACATTTCTGTATCCTAAGGAAAACAATCGTGAGTTTGTAGAATGGAAAAACATC